AATTGTTTGATCTGGCGATCAGGGCTGTGGTACTCCGCACCTCGTGCATATATCACAGCGGCGATTTCAATTCCTAGTTTGTCAATGTTACTCATTACTTGTACTCCGATAAAAGGTTAAGATCAACATAAAGAGCTTCCTTAGAAGCCACTGGTTTTTGCATAGGCAAGAAACCCTGCCCGTCTTTCAGTGCTTGCAGCTTGCCAGCTGTTTGCAGACTCGATAGAATGTCAGCCAGTTGCTCTCGCTTTTCAAGATCACGGCTAACAACTTTCCATAACTCCTCGAACTTCATTGGGCGCTTGCTATCGTAGAGCTTGCTCATAACAGCTTGGGCCGCGTCACTGTTCCTACTCTTGCCGAACTCGCCTAGTGCTTTTGGCATAGAATGCTCCGCGTGAGTAAGCAGTGTGTTTGCTAGTACTACATCTTGCATGTCAAGTACGCAGCTTTTTCTCATAGCAGCACACACCATAACAAGTTTCAGCAGGTGCGTGAACCTGCGAGTGCTGTAGTTAGCAAACCTGTAATCATCAATCTCGCGCCAGCTTCGGTAGATTGCATCTAGTGCGCGCTCAGCAGATGGTGCTAGCTTTGCTGGCCCTGAGATTTCGGTTTTAATCTCGCTAATAAGCTTGCAAATTCTGTCTGCGAGTTCTTCTGAAGGCTGCTTTGGGAACGTAACTTTTCTTCCACTTGGCTCACCATGTATAAATAGCAAGCGCGACATGAATCCTTGTCCGTCGGCTTGAGAAGGAAACCCGGACTGGATGCTAGTATGGGTGTTACCCCCAAGGATGGAAATCGTAGGTTGATAGATAGCGAGACTCTTACTGTTTTTGAGTCTGTAGCTGTACATAGAATGCTCATCATCCCAGTCCCACAAGGAACCGAGGAGGCTGAAAAAATCAAGATTTCCACTTCCCGTGAACTCATTGAATTCATCAGCGACAATAAATACTTCTCGTGGAGTTCTATCAAGTACTGCTCCATCTCCGGCAAGGTCAAGGTTTCTAAGCACATCCTCAGCAGTTGTTGTTTCAGCTCGTCTTGTTCGTGAGTAGGTTCGACTATCATAAGGTTCCTCTGGTAAGCCTTCTAAATCTAACAAAAATTTCTCTTTAGTGGTTTTCTCAGCACTGAAGTTGGAGTATCCAGCTCGCGCCAGCAACTTCTTAGCGCTTTTGATTGCGCTACTCTTGCGAGTTCCGGGGTTACCTACCAGCATTACATAGCTGTTAGGGATAATTTTTCCTGCGCCAAATGGCAGGTAGAAGTTTCTTCCCAGTAGTGCGCCGACACAGCTGATAAGACTCCAGCGGTGAAACTGGAGTGGCGGCTCTGTGTCAGCCACATACTGGAAATACAATTTGAGCAGATCATCATTTGGCATGGTGAGTTATTTGAGTTGTGACCAGCGAGGCTTCCCAGCACTAATGTCACTAGGAATGTACATGGTGCGAGTGATCTTATCAGCGCCTGTGATAGCCACTCTAGTGGTGAGAGTGGCGTCTCGTACTAACTGAGGTACTCCACTCTCACTCTCCCTGTACTGAAAGAAGATAGAGTCATGTATTTGTGCTTTGAGCCTGAGCTTGTTACGCAGCGGAACTTGTATCTCTTGCCCATCGACTCGAATGGTATCGTAAACTGATGCCCGCCAGACATTGTAGAACTCCCGATTGATGATAGCCACGGAGAGATTTTGAGGCGAATGTGCAACAGCTGCATTAAGAGCAGGCTTGTTTTGCTTTGAGGGCTTACCAAAAAAGATTCTAGTCCATCCGAACGGAGAAACAAGACGCCCAGTAATGGCGATCTCTTTAACAATACTATCATACCAAAGTCCTTTAACACGAGGATAAGTTTTTTCGTAAACAGCGAGCAGGTGTTCGCACACTTGTCGCAGGGTGTAGTAGGCCGGGAGTTTCAGGATCAATTTCGCCTGAGCAACTCGCTTCGGCCCCATAGTAGCAAGCATGACGCCAGCTCCCATGTTGTAGTTAGCTCCATGGTTCGTGCGCTTAGCAAGATCACGCAGTGCTACGTCTAGTTGCTTGTGAGTAGCATCATCAAAAATAAGGTGATACGGAGTACCAAAGAAAGCTGAAGCGTTCCAGCTATGGTAGTCGTGCGGGCCTTCAACCAAGTCAATGAGCTTGGTTTCTCCGCTGAGATAACCCACACAACGTGCTTCTGATTGAGCCTTATCAATCTCACAGAGAAGCCAGCCGGGATCGGAAACAATGCACTGCTTAACGGAGTCGCCTCTAGGAATGTTTTGAATTTGTAGACCACACCAGAAGGATGATTCAGAGCTTGCCAGTCTGCCAGTATCTGTACCTGCTGGATTGAGTTTGTAGTAGAGTCTGTCATTCCAAAACTTCCCTTCAACAAAGTAGGTACTGAGTAGCTTCTTCTGCTTCTTAATACTGACAAGCTCAGTGAAGATGCGATTATTAAGTGGATGCGAAGCTTGAGCTACTAGCATGTTAGCTGCATCTGTAGCAGGCAGGTGCCCTAGGCCGCAAACCTTGAATAGTTTCTTGACCTGTACGTGGCTGCCTAGATTGAAGCCAGGAGCTGCTATCATCTTCCTGAAGGATTCTTCACGCTTTTCTACGTCTAGTTCTTTCTCTCTCTTAACAGTGACTAGGCGCTCCATGTCCATAGCAAAGCCTTCTACCTCACAGTGCAGGCATGGAAACACCAGTGGAAACTCTTGCAAGTAGTTCGTAATGGCGTAAGGCTCAGCCAGTTCTAGTAGAGCAAGGAAAGCATTGAGAGTAGCCCAGCAATCACGAGCGTTATAGCGGTAGTAATCAGAAAGCTGGCCAGTCTTTCCATCGTCTTTCCAGTATCTAACATCCCGGATAGCATAAGCAGTGATAAAATCAAGCCGCTTAGGGAACTCAGAATACATACTGTGAAATAAATGCTGGGTGTCATATAGCCAGTTAAATACAGGAGCATTCCAGCGTAGAAAATACAGATTGTCGTATAGCCCATTTTGAAAAATCTTTGGCTGTGGGAGATTGTTGAATTTGCGCACCCAGGCTAATGCGTACTCGTCCTTGAAAGGTATTACTACACACTCAGTAGTACGAGTAGCAGGGAAGTAGGCGCAGTAGCCTACGCAGTTGATAGTGCGGTCAGGATTGCCAATGGCAGTTTCAATGTCACCAGAGATAAGATTAGCTTCACGCTTCCAGCGCTCGAAGATTTCTGGTAGATTCGCAGGTGTACCTAGCACCCAGTTGAAAGCAGTCTGCTTGAAGAAACTTTCTGGTGAAGTTAGTTTCTGCAAGAACCGCTTTGCTGCTGGCGTAGCATGAGGTACAGTTATCAGGTTCTCAAGTGGGTTGATAAAGACTACCGGAATCTTGGCGCGCGGAGTGTACAGCAGTGAGCCTTGATAGTCGTCCAGTGTCAGCTGCTTGCGACCTTCTGGTGCTGTGAAGTCCGGCTGCTGGTTTAGCAGTTTGACTAAGTACTCTTGATCGGAGCAGATAATGCCAGCAACGCCGCCGGGTATTTTGCTGCATGACGCTTCAAGATCAGCAGAAGTCACAGGAGTAGTGAGTTTGCTTTTCCAGCTAATCTGCTGTCCGGCAGATAGCCCTATCAGCTTGTGCTGGTACGGTGCATCGGCAGCAGTACCTAGGTGGAGGATAGTTTTCATGGTGATTGAAGTGTAACTGATAAGAACTCTGCGCCCCAAAGCACTTATCGGTTGGCCGTACTTTCCGACCTGTCACTCACACTGTAGCTTAACGTCGAACTAACTGCGAGATTCCCGACGACACCGCTTAGTTCACGGTGATGTTGATAACACTGCCGTAGACCTTGTCAGGATCATTCTTGTCTTTGCGGTGCTTGACAGTACCAGCAATGGTGACACCCTTCAGTTCTTCCAGCAGCGCGCCAATGCCAGCAGCTCGGTAGTGCTCTTGGAATGGTGCGAGGAACTTCTTCAAGTTACCCACGCCGAACTCGTTGTCCAGCTGGAACAAGGTAGAGAACTTGGTGCCTGGAGTAGCTGGCTTGTCACCAGTGGTCTTCAGTTCCACGGTCTCAACAACCTCGAAGGATGCTTCAACAGCATCTTTCTGGTTGATCTTCTTGACACTGGCAGTGACGCTCAGAATGTAGCTGCCTTCCGGCGGCGCTTCAAAGCCGGCAATGTCGGCCAAGTCATCGAGATTTGCTGCGAACAGATCTTTAACAGAATTGAATGTAGCGATTTGAGTCATAAAAGCTTTCTAAAAAGAAAAAGTTAAGGTTGAAATAACAGAGAAATGCAACGTCTAGTTTACGACGTGATGTTGCCAGAGTCGATGGTAGCACCACGAAGTGTAGTGCCGTCATTCCGTTCAGCGATGATCTTCTCAGCACAGCCAGCGTAGCCAGCAATGTCGAGAATACTATCGTAGTGAGTAGGCGTAGTAGCTAGGCGAGCCAGCTTCATGCCAGTCATCAGATATGCCACATCTTCTGGTAAGATGCGTGCGCCTGGCAGCAGCTTCTGCGCCAAGATACCCTGCCAGATCATTGCGATCTGAGAGAAGTTCTGTAGCTTATCGCCGTAGTCAGCTTGACGCTGGCCGTTGATAAGAGCTTCAGCAGCTTGTAGCAGGCTGGGAGGGGTTGCTACTAGAGTGGCAGCTTTTTTCATTTGAATAACTCCAAGAGGGAAGGGTTCTCAATCTTCTCCAGCTCTTTTCCAGTACGAGAACCCGTGATGATACTGGAGGAGTACGTAGTACCGGTTGCAACTCTGTGCTTCTTGTTAACTACTTCGCAGTAGACAACATCGTCAAAGTATTTTGCAAACGTCTTAGAGAACTGAGAGCTGCCGCCAATGGGCACGAGTTTCTTTCTGCCATCTTCTTGTTCTACCAGCTGCTCGTGACTGATAGCAACAACATTGAATGGCGCTTGTTGCAGGATGGAGAAGATGCGATCCATGATCCTGCCTTGTTTAGCATAGTCATCCCACTCAGCTTTCTTGTCAAAGTTATCTTTGAGGATAACGTCACGCTGAATGTAGTTCATAACAGATGCAGCCAACTGGCTAACACTGTCAATAACAAGCACGTCATCAGGGCCGAACTTGCTAACGTCAATCGTAGAACTGCCAGCTTCGCCTAGTGGCTTGCACTTGACGCAGTTAACAGACCCGTGTGCGTGACAGATGCTGATTGGGCCGCCTTTGATAACGCGGAGTAGCGTGTCTACTGCGGCTGGAAACACTTGCGTGTCAGCCACGTGGTAGTAATTGATGTTGTCCAGCCACTGCTTCTTGATACGTGGAGAGTGCAGCAAAGTCTTGGCACCATCTTCCAGATCAAACCAGTGGAGTTTCTTAGACTCTGCGGTTGTACCTACCAGCTCAGTCTTGCCAGCTTTGGGTGGCCCGTAGACGAGAATCTTGCGAGCAGCAGATTGTGCGTAGTCGGTGAGTTTCATGCTGGAGCTGCCTCAGTACTTGCAACAAACTCAGGCTCTGCCAGTTTGACGGAGATAACAGGGCCAGGCGTAGCTTGCGCCACACTCAGCAACCGTGACAACATACGCCACGGCGCCTCAGTCTGCTCTGCCAATTCAGCTTGAGCTGTTAGCAGTGCCTGCTCAGGTTCTGGAATCTTGCTTTCCAAGGTTATTTCAACCACGTAAGTTAATGCTACATTTGCCATAAAATTCTCCAAAGGATATACATAGTATCAGGGACGTACAGAATTGTCAACCCCTGTTTTTCTGTGCAGCTACAAGCTGCTCTAGTGAGAAGATGAAGTCTACATTTTTAATCTCCTTTACGTCGTCGATGCTGGTAGGTTTTGCGCCCGGAAACAGCGAAGCATTCCGCATACTGCACGTGCCGTAGTGCCTGCAAGTCTTGCCCCACTTATCTAAGCAAGAGTCTCCGCGCTTGGGATAGAAGCCAAGTTCCTCATACTTGTCAATAGTAGCGTGCGTGAGCAGCAAATCTTGCAGCCACTCACCGCGCTGAGTACGGGACTTGGTGAACGGCAGCAACTGAAACTGTTTAGCCTTAGATGAGTAGACTACGTAGAGCACTTCGTACTCAGCAGATGGTAGATTCAGCATCTCAGCAATGGCATCTACTACCACACTGTAGCCTAGCGCTTGACTGCTGTTACCGTAAGCTGCATCATGCACAGTCTCAAGGCCAGTAGTCTTACCTTCCCACACAGCAAGCCTGCCAGTAACTTTGTGGCGCAGCACCGTATCTACGTGGCCGAAGTGGAAGTAACCATTCTGGGCGTCTACTGCGAAGGATAGTTCTGTAGCGGGCTTGCCGTCTGGCAGTCGCAGCACTTCATACTCGCTGAGTTCTGTCTCGAAGAAGAAGGCGAAAGCTTCTACTGCATAGAGCGCCCAAGTCAGTGACTTGCCAGTAGGGTTGCCTTTGTAGTCTAGCTTCTCAAAGTCCCACGGTGCTTTCCAGGCAAGGAACGCTGCAAACTGTGCAGCTACCAGATTGCCAGTAGCAGCGAATGTTTGGATACCAGCACCAACAGCATGGCCGAATGCGAAGTCAGCATTCAGCGCATCTGGCTCTGGCAGAGCAGGAGTAGCAGCCTTGAGCTGCTCAATCTCGTAGAGTCTAGGACACTTATGCAGCAGTGACAGCTTGCTGTAGCTGGTAGCATTCGTGTTCCGCATCAGTGAGCGGTACTCCTTATCTACCGTGTTCCCAGCGATAGCTTTAGCTTCTCCAAGCGCGTAAGCTGCGGAGCTGGTGGGACTGGTGATGGAGCTAATCGGAACGAGGCGTTCAAGTTTGCTAATGATTGCTGAACTGTCGAGTGACATGGAAGGCTCCAATGAGTTTGTTGTTCATCTAGTACTGCATGATAGACGCGAGTATAAGCTAGCTTATCTGCGTCGGAGAGATTGTTGTATGCACCTGCGCAGTGGAAGCAGTAAGGAGTGAGGCAGCCAGAGGCTGAGTCATGCTTGCAGAAGTAGCAGATACCTGCGGCCATTGCAGCTACTCGCTTCCTGCTGTTCCAATAGCACTCCTCTGCTGGGTACTCACCGATGGGACGGAGCAACTCGTAAAGCAAGGAGGTTGGTGCTAGTAGCACTTCACCGTTACTGGCTCGGCAGAAGTCCCACGGCAGCAGCAACAGGCGCCAGCGCCAAGCATGTGCGTAGCTAGAAGCCATCACAGACTATCTAGTGTGAGTTGCGAAGCCTTCTTGCTAGCAGAAGTTTTGGCGCCCTTGGCTGTCACAGCAGCAACAAGCGTTGTGTTTGTAATCATCTGCTGGCGTGACATAATCTCACCGATCTGCTCGTCAGATAGCAGGTGTACTAGCTCCTCGTGCTGAATTAGCAAGGAGTGGATCTCTTTCAGATGCTTTGGCATCAGTGGATCTTGTGCTAACAAGCAGCTTTGCAAGTCAGCAAGCTTCTGCATGAGTGCATCATGTTGAGGAGAAGCAGGGATGGTTGGGTCGGTGGTGGGGGTAGGGGTAGTGGTAGTCATAGTAGTCACAGGCAGGTTACATCAAACTAGAAACACCGCGCTTGTTACGCATGAAGTTGAGATAGCGCAAGCAGATAGCTTCTACCTTGTTACTATCAAACTGCACCTTCAAGCCAGTGCCTTCATTCATAAGTTGCACAAACATCGGCCCATTGTGCGCCATGTGGTATGCTACTAGCGGCCAAATCTCAGGCCAGTGCTCGTGCAGTTCTTTGCGCAGAGCATTGTAAGAAGGTGGGAACATGTAGATCTTGTCGAGGAACGCCTTGTGTGGATTCTCTGAGATGCTAGTAGTTACTGAATCTTGGCCAGCAAGAACTTCTTGTGGCTTGATCTCTGCTAGCTGGCGATCAGCTTCTAGCTGGAGCTTCTTAGCAAACTCAGCTTCTTTGTCGCCAGTAACTTGGATAGTTGGATGTGGATTGTTGTTGCTCATGAGAAGTCTTGAAGTTGAAGTGAGTGGTAGAACTGCTTACTGGTGAGGGCGCTAGTTGTCCTGGTGATACCGTATTTCTGCGCCCATGCTTCCAGTACAGCTGGAGTACGTAGCTTGTTCTCATAGACAATGAACAGAAAGAACCACTCCAGCTGCTCAGGGTTAGCAGGTATCAAATTCTCGTTGGCTTCTAGCATTCGCAACATCCAAGCCCTGTGATTGCTGCAGTTCTTATGTGGCCGATAGATGTCAGTAGGAAATCTGTCGATAGTTCTCATAATTTGCGCCCGTCCCACTCAAGGGAAATACTGACAATGGAATAATCAGGCTTGATAGGGCAAGGCTCGAGCTTGAATATCAGCTTGCCAGCAAACCTCATGCCTAGCTTCTTCTGAATAGCAGTCTCAATGGTTTTCTCCTTGCAGACTGCTTGCTTGAAGGTCTGAACCCTAGTGTTGTGCACGCGTATCTGAACAGGTACACCAACATCTGCTGCTGACACAGCTTTCCAAACAGGGTAATACTTTCTAGTAATCGGCATCTTCTGTAGCTCCAACGTCTGTTGAAGTTCCAAGTATAGTGTACGTCTTAGCTACTCGCTGTCTTGGGCGCAAGAAGAACTTAACAGTTTTGTTAGATTCTTCCCACTCCATTGACAGGCTAGCGTTCTTCATATCAGACTCTAAGAAACCTAGTGCTTCTAGCTGAATCTTGTATGAGGAAAACTTTCTCCCAAGCGAGGCTCTCAGGGAGAGAGCTGACACCTTGCTATCAACTTGCAGTGTTAGCTGTTTAGTTGAGAACAGGGTGTCAGTTAGTTGGGAGAAAGTAGCTTGCTCCATGAGCAGTGGCACAGTAGTGGGTGGGGTTACTTAGCAGTAACGGCTGGCTTCTTGCTGAGATTCAACTCTGCGCGCCGAGCTTCCATAGCAGCGTGCATTGAAACCTTGCGGTCAATGAAAGCACTTTTCTGTGGAGGAATGTAGCTGGTAGCAGGCTTGATGTTAGCAGTGTTGTTGATCGTGAGAGCACGCAAATTGTTTTGATCTTTCTTGGTGGTCATGATATGTTGCTCCTAGTTAAGCTGTAACGCCAGCAGTTTGATTGGCCTGATAATATCAGTGATGGAGTTCATGACAGTTCAGCCTTTTGAAGTAGTGCTAGGAGCAGGGTTAGCGCCAGGATCCTGCTTAGCCAGCTGAGGCTCTTCTGCTTCGGCGCCGCCGACAGTTTCCAGCAGCAGTTGTCTACCCTCGTTAGAGAGTCCTGCAAGGACGGCATTGCGGAAGGACTCCCGCGCCGAGTTAGTGACAAGCTCACGAGTAACAGACTCAACTTTCTTGTTGTGTTCCACGAGGGCGTCGTACTCAGAGGTGTCTATCACACCTGCTATCCACTGGTACTTAAACTCTGCATCAGGCTCTACTGCACCGCAGTTAGCAGCTGACAGTACGCCAGTGATTTCTGGCGCAACTACCTCTGCTACTTGTAGCCCATTGACAGTACGCACGATTACCTTGCTGCTGTTCATCAGCTGTGGCAACAGCTTGCCAGTTATTCGGGAGTGTTTGCGGTAGACGTAGTGGTAGACGGCGCTAGCTGCTTTGAATTGCACTGGAACCAAGAAGGCTTCAGCATCAAGGACAGCTGCGATGTTCTTGTTGATAGCACTCATGAGGGTATAGCTTTCTATGTGAGATGTGAGTTAAGAGGAAGGAAGTTCTGTTTATACAAGACAGCTAAGTTAGTAACAGCCTTGTATAAAAAGAAAAACCTGCTAGCCCGTGAGGAACTAGCAGGCTTCTTAGGCACTAGCCGGCAGCAGATTACAGCGTGTCCATGCTGATCTTTTCTTCCGACGCGAGCAGCTTGGCCAAGCGATCGCTGTAGTACTCAAGCACTTGCAGGTGCTGAGCAACAACTTCTTCGCCGACGGTCTGAATGAACACTGCCAAGCTGTTCTGGAACATTTCCAGAATGTCCTTAGCACTGCGCTGGCGGCGGAACACCGTCTGGAAGCAGAGAATGTGGTTCTCAATGTTCTTCTTGGGACGGTTGAGTGCTGCTGGCATGACTTCCAGATAGACTTCCAAGAATGCCTTGATGTCATCTTCGTCAGGCACGCTGCTAGCACGCTCACGCTTGGGCATGTTGGCAATGGCAGTCCAGTCGAGCTTGTCGTAGTTGATAGCAGCCGCCGTGACAGTGCCATCTTTGTTGGCTTCACGCCAGTCGTTGATCTGAGCACGCGCCGCGCTGTAGATGGTGTCAGTGACAGTCGAGATCAGCAGCTCAACTTCTTTTGCGTAGGTAGCAGGATCGGCAAGGAACTGCTGCAAACGCTTGATGGTAGGAACTGGCAAATCCAGCGTAACACTGGGATGCTTCTTGCCTTCGCCAATGACTTCGCCAGTCTCATTCTTGAGCTTCTCAGTCTTGAAGTGGAACAGCTCTTTGACCATGGCAGAGAGAGCGTTGGGATCAGTAGCAGGTGCTTCAGCAGCAGCATTGACTGCGTTGGTGGTGTTGGTATCGTCCATTAGGAACTCCGAGAAAGTAGGTTAAAACAACTAGCGGGCGGGATTGCTCACCAGTAAATGCCAGTTTACGTGAGGCGCACGTATTTGTCAACCCCCTGATTGTTATGTTAGTTACTGACTGGTGACTCATACCAGCATTTGTAGACAATGAAATGCTTCTGAGTAGCGTGGATACTGCGCCCCGAAACACCAACCTTCTTAATATGCTGGAGCAGAGAGCGATCTACGTCACCAGTAATTGTGGTGTTAGGAGTAGCATCAAACAGTTGTTGCGCCGCAGGTCCTGTTAGTATGTGAATGTCAGTGACATGGTAAGCTGGATCTTTCCGCAGATCTGGTGGCAAGAAGAAGCTGTTTTGCAGCAGCGAGTGCTGGATCAAAATCTTTGCTGTGTCTGGCGCTTGATCGGAATAGAGTTTGTACATCATGATAGTGTTCTCAGTTGGTTGAATTGGATGGGTCGGGTGTTGCTAGCTACTGTTCAATCTTCTGTCTCACCTGTGATGCTTTCATCATCCGGTGGCAGGTCGAAGTCGCTGCTAATATCTTCTTCTTCGTCAGTGTCAGCAGTACTGCCGAGGAACTCAGTAATGTCAGGTACGTAGCTAGCGCTAACAGTTACCTTGCCTTGCGCTGCTTCTGCTGCTCTGCGGTGCTTGTTCATGTCACTGTGAGCAAGTCTCCACTTAGACTGAGCAATCATGAAGGCTACTTTGTTAGGATAGTCGGAGAGCTTAGGCTCTACTTCTGAGATAGCACCCGCCTCTTGCTCTACCAGAATACTGTTAGGAGTTATCACTTCGTAGAGATCAAACTTAGTTTGTAGTATGCTGCGTTTGTGGCGCAGCCTGTCTAGGAAAGCATGGCTGACAGATGTACCCACTGGTATCTCGCAGAGTACGATAGACTCGAACAGCTCAATGTCAGCAAGAGTGAAGTCTGTTAGTTCTGACTCAGTCTCTGCATTGTAGAGTTCTAGCATCCAGCTGTCCACATCTTTCTTGTAGCGTTTCGGGATGTTAGCAGCAAACCAGCGCCAGAGCAGCTTCTTACTTCTAGGTGCTTTCTTCACCAGCTCATCACGGATGCCAGCAAGTGCAGCTTCTGCTGTTCGCAGCTTAGCTTCTTCTTCCCGCTCTCGCACCTTGCTAGCGTAGTCTCTCTTGGCTGCCCAGCAGTCGTGCAAGTAAGCAGCTAAGTCAATGCCATTGTTGAACTGAGAGATTCTAACTGCTGGGAACTTGAACCTAGGAGAGTCTAGCATCAGCTTCCAGCTGTGTAGCAGTGTGAGACTCTGCCAGCAGCTAGTGGTCTCAGCTAGTGTTGGTAGCCAGACTGTCGTCTGCTCCACTTCACTCATGCCATGCAGCATAGCTAGTGCTAGTATCTGCAACAGCTTCTCTTGCTTGTCCACTTCTCGCGCCAGAGCAGCTTCTTCTGGTGTGAGATTGCAGATGTTGTTCCAAGCATTCTTAGCAAGTGCTCGCAGTGCGCCTTGCTGCATAGAGAACACTGGGTGCAGTGCTTGTGTATCTCGCCACTGTGCTAGGAACGGAATGTGCCCAGCAATACGGAGGCAAGATACAGTTGCTACTACTACACCTGTGTGCTGGCAGATCAGTGAGTGCGACTGTGTTGTTGATTTGATAAAGTTACTGTTACTGTTTTCCATGACTGTATTCCTTGTTAGTCAGTTAACGCATGATGGTAGGGAGAGCTAGGAAGATAGCAACTATTAGAATTGCTAGCAGCCAGTTGATCAGATGTTCTTTCATGTCAGGTGTTACTCCTAATCTTCCTGCTCTGCCTTGGCAGCATCTTCTTTGTCAAAGATTTCTTTGAGACTAGCTAGTTTCTCAACCAGCGTATTCCCTTTGATCCTTGGGTTCTTACTAGCCTTGGTAAGTGTGCCTGGCTTTATACTACGATCTGGCTCGCAGATGATGTAGAGTTCCTTGGCCGCTCTGGTGATAGCAGTATAGACCAGCTCACGGCTGCACATAGCAGCATGGCTTTGGTGCAGTATCAAGATGACTTTGCGCCACTCGCTGCCTTGGCTCTTATGCACTGTTACTACGTAACCGAACAGCGTAGCATTCACTTCCGCAGCAGTTTCTAGCACTGCTTCCTCGTAGAGTTCATCAGAAGCTGATGCTTCCATTGTTCTAGCTTGGCTGGTCAGCTTGGTATTTACATTGTACCAGCTTTCATCTGGCACTTGGCCGTTGAGGAACCTGCAAACAATAGTGTGGCTTGATTGTGTCTTGCGATCCACTACTTCAGTACCAGTGCTTGATGCCAGTAGGTTACTAAGAACAGCATCCACATCCATGTCATTCTGATCCATGTAGGCGCCAGAAGCATCTTTGTTAGCGTGTTTCTTGGCTCCGCCCCAGCGATCTAGCTCAAAGACTAGAGGACTCAGTGGCCGCTTGCCATAGTAGCTGTTGTTGCGCATGATAGCAGTGATGACAGCTTCCCGCTTGTTAACAAGCACCTTGTCACCAACTGCATAGTAGTGAGTGTTGAAGCCAGCGATGATCTCAAAGACTAGCGCGTTACGTTGCTTGCCAAGATAGTCTGACACCATACGATTGAGTTCTAGTGTGCCGAAGGCTACATTCTTAGGACACAGTGCCATATCTTTGTATGGATCGAACACACCATCACGAATAGCAGCTTTGAGGAAGTTACCAGCTTTGATGCAAGCATCTTCTCCCGAGACGGCTTTGCTCCAAGGATTGATAACAGCCTTGCCGTGCTCGCCATTATCAAGAGTGATTCTGGTGTCACCAACAGGGATGCTTTCACCTAGACGAATCTTGGTAGCAAGGCTGATGATAGGAGATTCCAGAGCTTGTCGGTAGACTTGAGTAAGCTCAACAGTTGGTAGTTCCAACAGCTTGCGCCCCAAGATAGCTCTACCATACACAGGTGGTAGCTGGTTAAGATCTCCTACAAAGATCCACTGCACTGCTTCTGGATTTGGCAGTGCATCTATCAGCAGGTTGATAAGCTCAGTATCTACCATAGAGCTTTCATCGACGATGATAGTACGGAGACTGTTAGGTAGTTGGTTCCTGCTGTTTCTACGCGGCTCGAAGCGCATAGTAGTCTTGGTTAGTCCAGTTGTTGGATCAGTCACTTCGTAGGCAACAGGAGCAAACTCTAGCAGTTTGTGGATAGTGCAGGTAGTCACGTCTTTGCCGAAGTGCTTAGCAATCTGGCGCACTGCCATGTTAGTGAAGCTGCAAAGTACAATACCTGGCTTACCACTGGTAAGCACTGGAGTACTGTATGTGCCGCTGATGATTGGTAGTAAGCTATTCTGCATCATACTGTTAACAAGACCCTTGAGAGTGCTCGTCTTACCAGTACCAGCTGCGCCCATAAGCACAAAGCTCTTACCTTGTAGTCCCATTAGTATGGCACTACGTTGTTCATCATTCCACTCGCGGGACTTGTCAATCTGGAACAGCTCACGACTAGCAGATAGTGCTACTGTTTTGGTGTCCACTCTCTTGGCTAGCAAGTCTGCTGCCGTAGCTTGTTGCTTAGCTGCTTCTGCCGCTTTGATCTCTGCCAGCCTTGCCCGCGCACGTGCAATAGCATCATTCACTGCTTGGTTAGTCATACTGCTAACTCCAGCTGTGTGATAGCATTGCGGGCTGCCAGTTCTGGGTGGTTCTTGCGCAGCTTGCTGCCATTAGCAGCATGTGCTTGCAGAGCAGCAGAGAGTGGAAACGGCGCAGGCTGCTGGAACAGGTGGCGCCTGAGCAGTGTATCTAGTACCACTACTTCGTAGTGTTTGAATGGCTTGCTTGGCTGTGCTTCGCAGCTTGCAACAGCAGCTTCTGAGTTGCCAGATGATGAATGTTTCATAGTGCATGAATCCTTGTGAGTAAGTACTTGATAAGAAGATAGAACTGTTAGCAGCTTGCGCCCTAGAACTGTTGTATTTTTACAACACTCCCTGGCGCAGCTCTCCAACCCTTTGATTTTCTCATGACTGCCGCGCCAAGTCAACCCCTTATTTGTCAGGATACTAGCAGAGCAGGCTTGGCAGCAGAGCTAGTAGCTAGTTTGGTCGCAGAGCTAGTAACAGTACCAACAAGTGAGAGAGTGGCAACAGTACCAACAAGTGACGGTAGTATCTAGCTCATGTCCAGATTCCTTATGTAACCGACATAACCGATGTAACCCATGTAACCATGTAACATATCCTGAAGTCCATCATCCCTCACTGTTTACCCTGTCTTACTCTCTCCCTCTGCTACTGCTATACTCTCTCACACTCACCATACTACTAACCCTTCCATCTGCTCTTACTACCAACCCTTCCTTCTGCTATTCCTTCCCTACTTTCTCCCTCCACATTGATTTTGAAAAGATGATTTGAAAAGAAGAAAGTGAGAGAGTAAGAGAACAAGTGAGAGAGTATCAGAACTACTGAGAGTGTGAGAACAGCGAAGCTGCGAGAGTGTGAGAGTAACAATACCAACAAGTGAGAGCAGAACAGAGGGTGAAAGAGCGGGAGAGGTCATCCGTCAAAGATGTTACATAGTTACATGAGTTACATGGGTTACATGCGTTACATGAGGAATCCTGAAAACCTGAAACTAAGAAACTTAACAAGCCAAAACTCTCCCAGCTTCTTGTTTATCTCAAGCTAACAGCAATAACTAGCTCCGTTGTCTGCTAGCAACAGTAGCTGGAAAACAACAACACTGGACAAATCCTCAGTACTGGACAAACAACCAGCTAATGACAAAAATGTCACAATTCCAAAAGAGTGACAAAAATGTCACGACAAAAATGTCACACTAGCAAAACTCATGCCAGATTGCAGCAGCGAAACAGCAGCGAAACAGCAGCGAAACAGCCGAGTAACTGCCTAAACTAGCAGAAGTTACCACGGAAAACCCTTAGAAACTAGCAGATTCTGAGAACTAACCCAGAGTTGGCACAGAGCTGGCACAGAGTTTGCATATATAACCGCGCCACTGGCATACTTGCACCAACACTCAGGAGCAGGCCACGGCAGCAACAGAAAGCTACTCATCATGACTATCATCAACAACCAAGAAGCCACTATCGACACAGTGACGCCAGCACTCACAGTTGGACAAATCCAACTCAGTGCAGACCGCAGGACTACCAAGGAGACACCACTCACAGACGCAGAACGCATTCGCCGAGTAGTGCTGCCGGTAGGCCACTGGGGTGAACTCAGCGCCAGCACCAACGGCCAGCCAATGCAAGGGCTAACCGACTGCCTGCGCGAAGCACTCCGCAGCATTGGCAGTGCCCGCCTGCGCGATACACTGGCAGCAGCACCGATGCAACGCACCGTGGCACTGGCAGACTACACAGTAGCAGCCCTGCTAGCATGGAATGCTGAGACCGCCGGCAGCCGTGGCAGTATCACCTTCACCCGTGAGCAAGTGGAAGCATGGTATCCTACTAGCGCCATAGCAGCAGCAATGACAGCTAAGAGCAAGGAACACTATGCTTTCATGCTCAACCGCTTGGCATGCCTTGCAGCTAAGATGCACGGCATTAAGGAAGCTGCACACGCTGACAAGCTGGTGACACTGCTAGCAGACGATGCAGGCAGCAGCACGGGTGCAGAGCTAATCCAGAGACTAGCACATATCACCAAGCAACTGACAGAGAAGAAGGCAGAAGCTATCAGCATGGATGACTTGTAAGCAGCGCCGACCTAGCAGCCTAACAGCCTAGCTACTAGC